CTGGTCAGATTGCTTGCTTTAACTCCATCAAGGATTGAGTTGACTACATCATCGTGCGGTATCATTCGATACCGTGACCCATGCAAGCCGAGTGTCTTGCCTGTGTCTGTGCGCACGATGCACTTGTGATCTGGGATAAGCTCACCGTCTTGTGTATATACGGGCTGCTCTTCTACTGGAAAGTTGTAGCTGTTGGATTGAAAGTCTAGCATAGCGCGTTCTCCCTTGCGTCTATTGTGTCCTCGTGAATGAATTGTAGCTCGCCGTTTGTTCCTCCAAACAGTCTGATCGTTGCTTTAAAACCATCACCATTTATAAAGCTGATTGTTTTTACAGTGAAGTTGTCATGCACTGTTACCCTTACTTTGACGTCTGTTACGCCATGTGCTGCTAGTTCCATTGTGTTCTCCTCAGAAGTTTATTTAAAGTTTATACCATAGTATATGGTCGGACGCTTTTATGACGTTGCGTAACTGACGCTAACTATTATGACTGCTAAGCATATTGATAGCGTGATGATTGCTATTGTTCTGTCTTCCCAATCATCCATTTTGTTTCTCCTTTTTATTTGAAGATTACGTTTGTCGGTGTAGTGCTTAGCTTGCGCGCGCGCACACACACCCTCCCCAAGGGGTGGCCTGAGAGGGGAGCCTGCCATCCGTACCCTGTGGTGGGACGGCAAAAAGCGGGAGGCCATTGCTGACCCCCCGCTGCTTCCTTATGCTGCGTCCTCATCTGAGGTTGCAACTCCATCCGTGTTTGCCACATGGCCTGTGCTAATGTTGATGCCCATCTCTGCGAGACGTGCAGCCAACTCTGCCTCTGCTTCCGTTGAAGCTGTAGGTTTAGCATCAAGCTGTGTTGTCCATGGCTCGTATGGCTTGTGCGGAATACCTGTCGCGCAATCCATCATGGCTGCGATCTGTTGGTACATCTCGTCAAACATTGTGAGCTTATCTTGTAGGCGCTCGACCCAATCAGCAGCTTGATTCATGTTGTTGATTGAAATCTCAGTCCCATCATGTTGAGCCGCTGCCCTGTTGAGATTTGCTCGTGCTTTTTCTAGCTTATGAGCCACGCCCTTGACGTATCCTTTCTTGTTGGTGCGTGTGTCGTACATGGAGGCCCATACTTGGTTGGCCACATTCTGGAAGAAGAAGTACTGCTCCCACTGGTGGCTGTTGGTCTCGACATATACCCCGGTCTCGTTATCGAATTTGTTGTAAGGGTCATACATCTCAGCCGCTATTCTTGCTAACGCTTGGCTAAATGTGATGTCAGCCTGACCTGTGTATGCGTTGTTCATATCTTCTTCGATCATGCTTGTAAGTTCTTTAGTCATTGTGTTCTCCGATTTTGATTAAGTTTATATTCGTCTTTCGACATCTCCCCATAAGCCGATCCAGAGTGTCCGCGTCAAGGTCTTTAGCCGCAAGGGCAACCTTGATGCGGATAGTCTGGTTCGGCATGGGATTCTTTATCTAGCTGCACATTCCTTCTTCTTTCGTTTTGCGTATTCCTCTATGATTATCCATTCATCTAGATACTCATGGTCTGTATTAATTATCTCGTACTCCCAATCTGATGGTATAATCATATCGTGCGCTCGGATCTTATCTCGCAGATAACCATAGTCTCTGCTCTCCCATTCGCACTTAACTTCTCCTGCTCTGTCCGTGAATATTACTGCGTACATCGTGTATCCTTTCGATCGCTTGCAACACACACTATTGCGTATTGTACAGAAACCTCACATTAAATTGTCTCGCGCCGACCGTAAGGGAGGGAATCGTCAAGAGAGTGTCAAATGACCCTACGTCACGGGGTTCTGATGCAAGGTAATAAGCAGACCGCAGAAGTGCCAAAGATCATTCGGCTCTGCAAAGATGGTAAGGGGAATAAAGCTATGCGGTACTGGCTTGTTACCTAGCGTCAGGTTCTCGTGACGTTGGGTCATTTGTAAGCGAACGACCCCCGAGTTTACGAGTGGGGTTGACGACGCAGATAATTTGACCTGTGCCGCTAGGATAGACAATTCCGCACTCTGTGTGTGTGTGAGTGATGAAATTCGCCGACAAGGTGACAGGAGCCACAGGGGCCCCGACTTCCTACGATTAGCCCGGAGCATGGGAAATCCTGAAAGGGTTTCCTGTGGAGGGATAATCGAAGGTAGGTGGGGATGGCTCTTGTCGGCGCGAAGGTGAAGGGGAGCTGTCAATAGCTAAACGAGGTACTATGATACCTATTTACGTTAGTGACGCTACGTCACATATTGACAAGGCAGCGCAGAATAGTGCTTGTTTGGGGGGAGAGAGGGAGAGGGGGGCAAGCATGAGGATAAAGGATGGAAAGTACGGATGACTAATGTTCCGAATACAAGAAAGCTGACTAAGAAACAGACAGCATTAGTTGACACCATTGTAGCAAGAGGGTGTACGATAGCTAAGGCAGCAGAGGCCGCTGGATACAGTGCTGGTGAGTCAGGAAGAGTAACAGCTACCAAGACGATGAAGCTACCACATGTGCAGCAGTATCTAATGCAGAGGATGAACGAGGAGTTCGGGCTGAGTGCTACCTTGGCAGCTGGGACTATCAGACGGCTAGCCACAGGGGCTAAGTCAGAGTACGTTCAGCTCGAAGCGAGTAAGGATTTACTTGATCGAGCTGGGTATAAACCGATAGACAGGTCACAGGTACAGGTGGCTGGTGATATCCGAGTCAGCATTGATCTGGGCTAAGAGGCCCCGCCACTATCACTTAGGTGCGTTTGTCACAGGCGGGGGTGGGGGAAAAACTACCGGGCCTCCTTCCGTTACTGGTCCCCCACTCTCATTATTTCCCCACAAGGCTCGCCGGGATACTCCCTGCTGCCGTGGACGTGTGGAGCATGTGGAGCATTGATAAGGGTTGGTGCTATTCTGTGCGGTTGATAATTATTTTTTCTTTAGCTAAGGTCCGGTCATGAGCAGATTTAAAAAGAAACCAGAGCCGACTCCATCTCGTGATGACATGACGAAGGTCAAGGCTGCATTAAAGAGTACAGGTTATGGTAGCGAAGAAGCATCAGAATCCTAGCGGTGGCTTGAATGCTGCTGGTCGCGCGCACTTCAAGCGCACGGAAGGTTCCAATCTCAAGGCTCCTGTTAAGAGCGGAGACAATCCTCGCCGCGCTTCTTTTCTTGCAAGGATGGCTGGCAATAGCGGCCCTGAGCGGAACGCCAAGGGTGAACCCACCCGTCTTCTTCTTAGCTTAAAAGCATGGGGCGCGTCTTCCAAAGCTGACGCACGGAAAAAGGCAGCAGCAATTACTAAAAGGAATAAGGCCCGTGGGTAACAACACACAGAAGAAACCGATTACCAAGCAAGCTGTGTACGAGCGGTTGAGCAAGCAGCTCGATGACATGGACAAAGCAAACAACAATAAGCCTCTCAAGGTTATTAAGCGAGCTATCATCAAGGCGTTCAACCTAAAGGGCATCCCCAAGAAGAATGATGTTATCTCCAGCAAGCACTATTCATTGCTGAAGCGCGTTGAGAAGATGGAAGCTGACATGATTAAAGAGGGGAACAAGTAATGTGTTTCGGTGCCAGCAGCAGCAAGAGCGATGGCGGAATGTCCTCTGCTCACAAGAGTATGCACAGCGGTGGGGGCAACAATACTGCCCACGAAGATATGATGTCGTCTGCTTCTAAGGAGCCAAAAGATACTCCAGTTACTCGGCCTAAAGCTCGAACTGGCAATGCTTACACAGTTTCTAAGGGCAAGCGCATAAACCCTAGCTTGCTTCAGCGCGTTCTGGATACCAGCCCAACTTACAAAGCGGTTAGCTATCTTGGCCGCAGATTTGACCCGAGAGGATAGACTATGTGTTTCGGCGGCAATAAAAGCTCAGGACCAAGCGCGGCAGAGATGTACGCAAAGCAAAAGGTGAACTACGGGGCGCTTCCGTCTCTTTCTCAGAAGAAGGTTGACCGAAAAGCTCCTGAGATGAAGGATGTCGAGACACCTGAACAGCGCGCTGGCAGCATTCGGCGCAGTTTATTGAACCCTTACGGATAGGATGAAGCATGGCTTGGGTATACGCAAACGACAATACACCTTACGATGGTCCCACTCACACCCTTGCTGGAACCACATATACAGGCGCAACGCGAAAGCCGGGTACTAAACGTCTGCTTTTCATTGCAGATGCAGAAGTAAAACCAGCGAAACCAAAGAAAATAGCTAAGGCTAAGAAGGGAAAATAAAATGGGTAAGACTGTTAAATCTCACATAGCTGAGAAGAAAGATACTCGCGGTGTTATAGAAAGAGGTGGGGTCACTCCGATTCGCGCTCTTGCTGTTCTTTTGGGGAAAATAAAAGAAGGCAAGGACTTTGATAAGAAAAGCTCTGCTTACAAGAACGCTCTTGAAGCATTTGAAAAAGCACGTGCGGCTGACAAGAAGCCACGAAATAAAGTAAAGACTTACATGCGGGAATAATTGTATGAGTTTTATCAGCACCTTAAAGCCCATGGAGCTGCAAATGCTCCGTGGTATTGTTCGTAAGACTGAGTTTGCTTACGTTGAGGCCAAGCACGGCAAGTCGTTTGTCACAGATCAAGAGTGCGACAAGCTAATTGAAAGCATAGGCCCAGAGGTCGTGCAGCGTATGATTAAGTTCGGCGTGGATAAAGGACTGCGATAATGAGCCTGTATGAAAACATGAACGCGCGTAAGAAAAAAGGCATTAGCCGCTCTAAGAAGAACTCTACAATTAGCGACAAAGCCTACAAGAATATGAAGGCTGGCTTCCCAAAGAAGAAAAGCCTATTGAAGAAGAATGGTTGACTTCAAATACAAGCCAGATGGTGATGTCCTCAAGGGCTTTATGAAAGACAACACTTTCTTTCGTGGCATACGCGGTCCCGTAGGTTCTGGAAAATCTGTTGCTTGCTGTGTCGAAGTATTCCGCCGCGCTCTGGAACAGAAGAAAGCGCCTGATGGCACTCGGAAAAGCCGCTGGGCGATCATACGGAATACCAACCCACAGCTTCGTACAACGACAATCAAGACTTGGTTAGACTGGTTTCCTGAAGCTGATTGGGGAAAGTTTACTTGGTCAGTCCCATACACACACAACATAAAAAAAGGTGACATTGAACTTGAGGTTATCTTCCTTGCATTGGATCGCCCCGAAGATGTCAAGAAACTCCTATCTCTGGAGCTTACTGGTATCTGGATTAACGAGGCGCGTGAAATACCTAAGAGTATTATTGATGCCTGTACTATGCGTGTGGGTCGTTATCCTTCTATGCGTGATGGCGGTCCTTCTTGGACTGGCGTCATTGCCGATACCAACGCTCCTGAAGAAGATCACTGGTGGCCGATTATGTCTGGAGAAGTACCAATCCCAGATCATATACCGCGTGAGCAGGCTAAGATGCTGGTCAAACCGGATAACTGGAATTTCTTTACGCAGCCCCCTGGCATGGTCGAAAAGAAATCGGAAGAAGGCGAGATAGAAGATTACGTTCCCAGCAAAGACGCTGAGAACCAGAAGAACATGATGAAGAGCTATTACCCTAATTTGGTGCAGGGTAAAACTAAGTCTTGGATTGATGTGTATGTTATGAATAGACTGGGCCATATCCAAGAAGGAAAGCCTGTGTATCCAATGTTTGCAGCAGAAGTTCATGTCGCTAAGGAAGAAATACCTGTAGCGGCCAACGTGCCTCTGTATGTAGGCGTGGACTTTGGGCTAACTCCTGCCGCTGTTATAGGGCAGAAGGTGCGCGGAAGATGGTTTGTTCAGTCTGAGATCGTAGCTATCGACATGGGGATCGTTAGATTCTCTGAAGTTCTACGAGAAGAATTGGCGACTAGGTTCGCCGCCGCTGGTGAAGTCATTATATTTGGCGATCCATCGGGTGATTTCCGCGCGCAAACTGATGAGTCAACTCCCTTTCACATCATGCGCGGAGCTGGCTTGAGGGCGTTCCCAGCGCCTTCCAACTCTGTTGACCTTCGACTTGAGGCTGTCTCCTCCCAGCTGACCAAGATGGTGGAAGGGAAGCCAGCGATGTTAATAGATCGGCGCTGTCAGCAGTTAATCATAGGCTTTGACGGCGGCTACGCCTACAAGCGCATGGAGGTTTCTGGTGAACGGTTTGCAGATAAACCTGACAAGAATATGTTTTCCCACGTCCACGATGCAGCACAATACTTGTTTCTGGGTGCAGGCGAGGGCCGCGCTCTTATGAATAGTCAGAAGCCAGCCACTCCTACAGTGGCTAAACGTGACTTTGATGTCTTTAATAAAGGCCCAGCCAGACGAAAACGGCAGGGATTATGGGCGCGAATGTAGTTTGTGCGTTGAGTTTTTGTAAGTTTCGTGCTTACGAAGGGTAAAGCAAAGGAGATTTACTATGTGTTTTGGTGGCGGTGGCGGTGGCCCATCTCAAGAAGAGAAGCAAGTTTCTGTAGATCAGTCAATTGAAGCTGATGCAGCGAAGCGTGAAGCAGCGGAAGAAGCGGCTAAAGTAAAGCGCGAAGACATTGGTGAAGCCCTTGAGGCTCGACGTACTGGTGAAGGTCGAGGTGGCGGTGGTGGCCGCGGGCGTAGGTCTCTATTCCGCAGCGGCGGAAGTGGAGCAGGCTTTATTGGTAGGTTCAATCGGTAATGGACAAACTAGCTAAACAATATATCCAGCGTTATCAAAAGGCTAAGGCTTTGCGAGAACAATGGGTTCCGTTGTTTGAGGAATGCTATGAATACGCTCTTCCACAACGCGAGTCGTTTTATTCTGAAACCCCCGGTGAACGCCGTGACGACAAGATTTTTGACGAGACCGCAGTTGTAGGTGTCCAAGAGTTTGCCAGTCGATTGCAGTCTGGCATTGTCCCTAACTTTGCTCGATGGGCTGACCTTATGTCTGGCAGCGAAGTGCCAAAGGATCAGCGCGAAGAGATTGATAACCAGCTTGACGATGTAACTGATTACGTCTTTGAGGTGTTACAGAACTCCAACTTCAGCCAAGAGGTACATGAATCATTCATGGACTTAGCTGTCGGCACAGGTATTCTTTGTGTTGAAGAAGGGGATGCAATTAATCCTATTAATTTCAGTGCGATACCCTTACCTCATGTCGTACTGGACACTGGGCCTGACGATAAGATCGACCACGTTTATCGTGAGCGTAAGAAAGTTAAGTATGACCAGCTATCTGAGTTGTATCCTAACGCTACGTTTGATCCTAAAGTCATGGCCCAGATGGGTAAAGAAGCAGACACAACTGTTCTTGAGCTTGTTTGTAAAGACTATTCTCGCAAGAATCAGGATGCCTACTATCACTATGCAATCTGCATGAACACTGAGACAGTTCTTTACTATAAAGAAATATCTGGACTTGGGGCTAACCCATTCATTTGTTTCCGCTGGTCTAAGTGTGCTGGTGAAATCTATGGCCGTGGCCCACTAATCAATGCTCTGTCTGCCATTAAGACAACCAATCTAACTATTGAGTTAATCCTTGAGAACGCTCAAATGGCTATATCTGGTGTCTATCAAATTGATGACGATGGCGTCATTAACCCTGATACGATCCAACTTGTTCCGGGTTCAATCATTCCTAAAGCTATGGGTTCTGCTGGTTTGCAGCCAATCCAAGCGGCGGGCAGCTTCGATGTAGCCCAGCTTGTACTGAGTGATATGCGTCTTAACATTAAGCGCGCTCTCTACAACGACATGCTTGGCAATCCAGATCGAACACCAGCTACCGCGACTGAAGTTGCAGAGCGTATGGCAGACTTGTCTCGGCGCATGGGTTCTGCCTTTGGCCGATTGCAAGCAGAGCTTGTGCAGCCATTATTGCAGCGGGTTATCTACATCCTGAAGAAGCAAGGCCGCATCGAAGTTCCGTCTATCAATGGCCGTGAGGTCAAGATTCGGTCTGTATCTCCGCTTGCTCAAGCTCAAGCCAACCAAGACATCTCAAGCATTGCACGGTTCTTGGAGCTTGTTGGTGGCGTGTTTGGCCCAGAGATGTTGCAGCTTCTTATTGACGGGGAGCAAACAGCAGCGCATCTTGCTAAGAAGTTTGGTGTGCCTGAGAGCTTGATCCGCGATGAAAATCAACGGAAGCAGATAGCAGCGATGGCGCAGCAAATGGCACAGCAGCAACAACAACAGCAAATGGGAGCGCCTGTTGAACAACAAGGTTAATATTGGCAGGGATGGCTTTCAGCGCCCTGCCGACAAAGACATTGAAATCAGTAAGAATATTGCTGAGATATTCTCAACACCCACAGGGAAACAGGTGTTGAGTTACTTGCGGTCCGTAACCATTGAAATGGTTCACGGTCCTAACGTGACAACGGAGGAGTTGAGACACGTTGAAGGCCAGCGTTACATTGTTGGTCTTATTGAACAACGTATCTCACATGCACATAGGAGCAAAAACAAATGAGTGAAGAAGTCGAAGTAGCCGAAAGTGACGCAACGTCACGGGACTATGTTATCGAAAGTGACGTAACGTCACAAACTGAGGAACGCCCTGAGTGGTTGCCAGAAAAGTACAAGACTGGTGAGGACTTAGCCAAGGCTTACTCGGAGCTTTCATCTAAGCTAGGCAGCAAAGAAGAAGACATTCGTAACAGCTTGCTTGAAGAGCTTCAGCAGGAAGCATTCAGCAACCGCCCAGAAAGCGCAGGAGACTACGAGCTTCCTGACATCATCGACCCAGAAGCCTCTGTAGACAATGAGCTTTTAAAGTGGTGGTCTGAACATGCGTTTGAAAACGGCTTCTCACAAGAGGAGTTTCAGCAGGGTATTGAGATGTATGCTCAGTCCGTTGGTACAGACAGCGGTCCTGACCTTGAGGCAGAGGCAGCAAAGCTAGGTGAGAATGCAGATACTCGCATTGAGGCTGCATCTATGTTTGCCAGTAAGTTCTTTCCAGAAGAATCTATGCCAGCAATCGAGCGTATGTGCGAAAGCCATGAAGGGATTCTTGCGCTAGAGGCTATACAAGAAGCGTTAAAAGGTGGATCATTTGCTGGGAATACTCAGCCGACAGCTGGACTGAGTGAGGCAAAGCTCAGGGAGATGATGAATGATCCAAGATATTACAGTCCAAAAGACCGAGACCCAAACTTTGTACGGGAAGTCGAAGCTGGCTTCAAACAGGTCTACCGAGGTTAAAATACTAAAGCGGGGTGATTACTATCTCACCCCGTTTACTCTTGGCCACGTTGACGAGGTGGCCGAGAACCTAAGCTCAGAAAATAAAAGAGAGCTTATTCTTCTGGGACATACAGACATTCGGCAAGCCCTGCACGAAATGTATGAAACCTCTGACTCCTATCTTTGCAGACGTAATGACGACACCTTCCTTATGGTTGGTGGACTTTGGTACAATGATGACCAAGAATCTCCCCAAATGTTTTCAATGTTTTCAGATGGTTTGAAGCAAAACTTTTACGCTATGGCGCGTGGCTCTAAGCTATTAGTCAACTTCTTTGACCAGAGCGAAACGTATATGAGCATGACAATCTTAGCCGATTATGAGGGAATGCTTAACTGGGCAGCGTGGTTAGGCTTTGAGGCTGTAGGGATACACCAAGTAGACGCAAACAAGTATGTTGATTTTGTGCGTTGCAATCCAGACAAAAAGATTGTTTACAATGAGGCACTACGGCCCGTAACGCACTGAAAGGCCCGAAAGGACACCCTTGCTGACGTGAAAGAGCGGACACCCGTTGAATCGTAACTTCATCTAAGGACTGATAAAATGGCTAATACTATCGACCAAGCCTTCATCAAGCAGTTCGAAACAGAAGTACATTTGGCGTATCAGCGTATGGGCAGCAAGCTCCGCAACACTGTTCGTTCTTCAAATGTAACTGGTTCGGTTGCTCGTTTTCAAAAAATTGGCAAAGGTGCTGCTAATACCAAAGCTCGTAACGGTGACGTTACAGCCATGGAACTGGCACACACCAACGTAGAAGCAACAATGGCTGACTTCTACGCACCTGAGTACATCGACAAGCTCGATGAGCTGAAGATCAACATCAACGAGCGTCAAGCTGTAGCACAATCTGCTGCTGCTGCACTCGGTCGTAAGACTGATGAAATCCTCATTACAGCTATGGACGCTGGTGCAAACGCAACTCAGATCGCTGACACCTCTGGTGCATTGGCTAAAGCTGACTTGCTTACATTGTTCTCTACATTCGGCGCAGCCGACATTCCGGAAGATGGCCAGCGCTATCTTGCTATGTCCCCTGCTGGTTTTGCTGACTTGTTCTCTATCAACGAGTTTGCATCGTCCGACTATGTAGGGCCACAGAACCTGCCATTTGCAGGCGGCATGACAATGAAAGAGTTCTTGGGCTTCAAGATTTTCTCAACGTCTGCTGTAGCTGGCGGCAAAAACTTTGCGTACCATACCTCTTCAGTTGGCCTCGGCATCAACGCCGATGTGACTACTGAGGTAAACTATGTACCGCAAAAAGTTTCGCATCTTGCAACTTCTATGATGTCCATGGGCGCTGTCGTAATTGACGCTGATGGTATCTACGAAGTTCTCGACAACAACTAAGTAGGGCGGGGGGTTTCGGCCCCCCGACTTCAAATGCCAGATGTAGCAAACACACCCATCAAGATCTGCTCTCGCGCATCATTGCTTATCGGCGGTGATGTGATTCAGTCTTTTGATGATGGCACTGCGGAAGCAACAATTTGTGACGCAATGTACGAAGACATGGCTCGATCAGCCCTGACCAGCTCACGCTGGCGCTTTTCCACTGACCAAGCTGTTTTAAACAGATTAACAGATGCGCCCTCTGGACGTTGGGACGCAGCCTACCAGCTTCCATCTGAGTCAATTATGCTCGTTGCAGTCACAGTAAATGACTTCCCAATTAAGTATGATACCTACGGCTCTAAGGTGTTTTGCAATTCATCTGACACAGAGACGTTAGTCGCTGACTACATCTTCCGTGCTGATGAATCTGACTGGCCTCCATATTTTGTTACTGCGGTTGAGTATATGATGGCTGGTGTTCTAGCTGTTTCTGCTGCGCGTGACTCTCAGCTTGCCAGCTTGATGGAGCAGAAGGCCAACTATCAGATGACACAAGCCAGACGCCTGCACTCTCAAACGCAGACAACGCGCAA